TTTTGATATGCTTTAAGTTTTTGGTGTATGTATCCCAAGTCTTATCCTTGACATGTGGACGCTTGTAAACGTCTGACCACATTTTGACAAAATCATACAAAGTAACGTCTTTATTGGTCAGTAAATTCTGCGATAGACTTTGCTCTACTTCCAAGGCTTCCACTTGCGCTAGTTTTTTGGTTTTAAACCCACTTTTTGATTTCTGCTTATACTTTCCGTCAGCGTCCTTATAAGATATGCGATACTCCCAACCATTCGCCCTTTTTCTGAAGTATGCCATTGTTTTTACCTCACTTTTTTGATAAAATGGGTATAGTAAAACGGGCCATTTAATGCCTTTTACTATACTGTTGCCTCACGCTCAGACTCGCCAAAGTTTTGAGAGCGTGGGGCTTTTTTTGTTTGCAATTATTTCTATTTTGGAAACAGTTGGTTTTATTCTTTCGATAAGTGTTGTTGAAGAATTAAGGCCACGTTGGCTTTCTCTTCCTCTGTCATAGGAGGTTCGTTTGGATCGCCTACCGAAAACTCGATAGCGTGCCACTTGTCATTGACTCTAATCCACTCTCTTCGTCTGTGGCATTTGCAATCTAGGTTGTGTTTAATCACTTCCATTGGTCTGCTTTCGTTATTCATGTTATTTCTCCCGATATAAATCCACGACTTCGCCGATAATTCGGAAGTCTGTCTCTGGTGTGATTGGCATATCTTTGTATGCTGGGTTCAGGCTATGTAAGTAAGCTTGGTCTTTATCAATAACAAGCTGCTTGATATAAGCATCGCCGTTGTAGTTAAACACTCCGATAACACCGTCATTCAAGTCCACGCTGGTCTGAATGAATACCAGGTCGCCATCGTGATAGTCAGGCTCCATGGAGTCCCCTTTGATTGGGATGACAAAATCGGCGTCTATATCTACTGGTAACTCAATCCGCTCCACTCGTACATCGTTCAAATACTGGCCTGTACCTGCAGAAGCTGGGTGGTCGTAGTAGTCATAACTATAGAGCTGAATAGCTTCCGATACTTCGTTTTTCTTCGTTTCTCCTTCGTTCCTCTGCTCTTTCAGTTGCCTCTCGGCATAGGTCAAGACTTTAACTTGTCTTGGAGGTTTTAGTTCGTCATAGATGGTTTGGATTGAGGAAGTATTAGAAGAAGAGTTTTTTTGAATTGGAGGGAAAAGGTCATCAATAGAAACGTTGAAAGCATTCGCTAAGTCAAACATTGTGTCCTTTTTAGGAGATCTAAAACCTTTTTCGTAATTGGCTATAGTTGTATCACCTACATTCACTAGTTTGGCAAGTTCTTTCTGAGTAAGATTTCGTTTTAATCTAAATTCTTTAATTTTTGAGCCAATATAAATAGCTAATTCTTTATCTGTCATGTTACCCTCCTTTTTATCTATAAGAATTATAACAAAAAACTCACGAAAAGAAAAGTTTTTTTGTTTTTTTTCAAAAAAACTGTTGACACTTCACGAAAAGTGAAGTATAATATAATCAAGCTTAAGGAAATAAGAAAAACAAAGCAGAGGAAAACATCATGAATAAAGAGTTTACAACACAAGAACAAATCGCACTAGCAAAAAAAATCTTACAAGTTAATAATCGCAGAGAACGCTCTCTTAAACTTGGAGAAATCCTAGATCGTGAAAAACTATCGTCAGATGATATGTACGCATTGTACAACACACTACTAACGGCCATCAGAGTTTACGGAGACGTCATCGGATTTGATGACAAAGACTTTCAAGAAATGGCTCTTACAATCTTAGTTCTTGATAAGGTTGAAGAAGCTAAACAAGCTAGGGTAGCGTAGAGAGGCGCGATTCCTCTCCTAGTTATTGCTCATAGAGCGAAAAATGAGAGAAAGGAGGGATTAAGATGGGGAATTTAAGTATCGGCGTCAAAATTTCTAATGCCGAGGAATTGGTAGAAGCTAGTCAAGAAGTAGCTAAAAAAGCCGAAGAATTGCAAGAAGCAATTAAACGGCTTAACAAGGTTAAGTTGAAATTAGAAACCGAGTTTCTTCATGATTAGAATTTGTGCTGCGGAAGACATCATATCTTTCCAATTATCAAATTTTGTTTGTTCAGAAACAAAAACATCAAGGATTGATTCATCTGCTTTTTTAAATTCCTCTGCATTGGATATTTTTTCTGGGCTTGATAGTAAAAATTCATCAATGGTTGAAAAATTTGTGTGTTCAATCATGAATTCATCAGAGAAAACTTCTTTGAAAGAATATTCGTGTGTACCAGCAACAGATTGAGCATTCTCTGAAAGCTGATCAAGACGGTTAGAAAAATCATCCAGTCCGTTGATTTTTAAAGTCATATTGCTAACCTCCTTTCTATTGAAATTTTGACTAAAACGGTGAGAGGTCCTAGTCAAAGTTATTATAGCAAATTAGGAGAAAATTACCTCAGCCTTGAGACTGATATAGGAGGTTGAATGGAAGATAAAATCATCGAACTAGCTGATTACTTTATCAGCGAAAACACAACGTACAGAGAAGCTAAAATAGCGTGTGAGAAGCTATTGAAACAAGTCAGCCATGAGATTGAACTCAGGGCAATGGAAAGTGAGACGAGGGCAAATGACAACTAACAGAACTGTGTCAGTAAAAACATCAGATCACGATGTACTATTGACGGCGAGAAAAAACCACACTGCTGTATTCGTCGATGGGATGTTTCTCGACGGAGTTGAGCGAGTGGAATTTATCAATAACTTTGAAGATAAAGATTGTGAAGTGTTATTAACTTTTAACGATAGGATAGAAAATAATCCGTTTCCATTAGACGAAGTTAGTCTATTAGAAAAGTTATTTGGTCAGGCTTCAAACGGGCAATCCTTACGGGATATTGTCTTGCAAACTCTTGAAGATGGTAATTAGTATCTAAGCCATCAAAAAATGATACATGTATGCTGAAGCTTTCTTTTCCGTCTTTCTTGGCTCTTTCGTACTCTTTGCCAAGGACAATCAGAGAAGCTTCTAATTGATAATCAGTCATAACATCACCTCCTCTCTGCTTTTATTATAGCAGAATTGCGAGGGACAAATAGAAAAATAAGGAGGTAGGAACGTGCAAATTTATCTTTATAAATTAAGAAAAGAGAATAATATTTCTCAAAGGGATATGGCAAAAATCATAGGTAAAAGTACAACAACTTATCGTGATAAAGAACTTGGAAAACAAGATTTCAAATTAAATGAGATGTTTTTAATCGCCAATTATTTTAACAAAGATATTGGCGATATATTTACACCATCGACTTCACGAAAAGTGAAGTAAAGAGGGCGAGAAAGGGGATTAAATATGAGGTATGCAGTATATTCTAAGAAATACTCACGAAAATTACACAGCTATCAATAACACTTTCACTCAAGACAAGCAATTGAAACCTGCCACAATAGGGATTTTAACGGTCATACTGACAAATAAGTCTGATTGGGTTGTGTATCCCGATGAGATTGCACGACGTCTAGGTATAAGCAGGCGCACGGTAGATGAGCACTTTAAACTTTTAGAGAAAGCAGGTTATCTCAGAGTATACCGCTTAGGACTAGGTAGAGGTAAAGGCGTCACAGTACACAGATTTTTTTCAGATGTTCCTATTTCAGATAATTACTTTGAATATCTAAAAACTAATCTTGAGAAAGAGTTATCCACAGATGACGGAGTTTAAAAATACAGTTGGAAAATATTGCCATGTGTAAAATTGCCATGTGTAAAATTGCCATGTGTAAAATTGCCATGTGTAAAATTGCCCTCTAATAAATACTAACTATACAACAAGTACTAACTATACAATAATCTAAGCCTAACGGCACTAACTTAGTAATAAATACTAACTTAGAACAAACTACTACTAATCTAAATAAAGAAAAGGATAACTGAGTTATCCACAGGAGAAAAATCATGATTGACAAAGACCAAATTATCAAAGCACAACAAGAAAAAATTGAACGTATTGAACAGCTATAAGAGGAGTTACATAAATTATCCATGTTAGGGTTGCTAACTGTAAAATTTTTAGACTTACCTAATGAGCTAAAAATCTCAATGAACACAATCCACGACGTGTCGCATACTATCAAAGATGTATTAAATGGCATGAGTCCAAAAGAGGCTATTGAGAAGAACATGGCAGAAAATGATGAGGAGGAAGAATAATGTGGAGTAAATTTAAAGAAATTTTAGGACTAGATGACCTTTGGGGTGATGGCCAATCAAGATCAAACAGCAATTTGATTGACGTTAGAACCCTCCAAACTGAAAACAGACGGCTTAAAGCCATCATCAAGCAACAAAACGACTTACTAAAAGAGCTTTTGGAGGAAAATATGGAGCTTGGACGTAGTCGCGGATGGTATGCTGATACAGTCGCAATGCAACAACGCCTGATTGATGTATATCAAGATATGGCAGGGTAGGAGGTAGCACATGGACAGAGGACTATTTGGCACCTTTGACTATGACCGTGATTACTTGCAGCCTCCTGAGCCACGAGAAGAACTCGACCCAAGCGAGTATGTGTATATTGGATGCGGTCAGTATCGATATGTGGGTGATGAAATATGATTGAAGAATTACAAGCAGAAATCAGGCAGTGGCGGCCTGATTATACACATCTTGGAATTGAGCTTGGGGAAATCATTGACGAGCAACAAGATATTATTTTGAAATTGCAAAACGAAAATAAACGCATAAAGCGTGAAAATTGGAACTTAAAACACAACAGAGGTAGAAGAAGATGACAAATGATATTCAAACCGCAGAGAAAAACTTTTTAGAAGATCCACAGACTTTGACAAGTGGGATTGTTAGGAAATATCTTGACCCGCAAGGTAAAGCTAGTGATGAGGAACTTGCTTATTTCATCGCTCAAGCAAGAGTACAAAATCTAAATCCTTTCACAAGAGAGATTTATTTCATCAAATATGGAAATCAACCAGCCCAGATAGTCGTCGCTCAAAAGGCATTTCAGAAAAAAGCTGACGCCCACCCCCAATTTGACGGGATGGACTCAGGTATTATCTATGAGAAAGATGGAGAAATCCAACGGTCAGAGGGTGCATTTTTGCCACGAGGCGCCGAAATCCTGGGAGCTTGGGCAGTAGTGTATAGGAAAGATCGTACACATCCAACAAAAGCAGAGGTAACTTTCACTGAGTACGATAATTCAAAAATCAGAAAAGAGGGGAAAGTCAACCAATATGGAAAAGAGAACAAACCTAACACATGGGACGAAAAGCCAGCTGTCATGATACATAAGGTAGCAATGGTGACAGCATTAAGAAATGCTTTTCCTAACGAATTAGGAGGACTTTATGAGGCAGACGAATTACGAGAACCTAAAGACGTCACACCTCAAGAAAGCCGTGAGGATGTCGTGGCACGCAAGATGGCTGAAATTGAGCAATTCAACAAAGGGCAAGAGGCAAATCATGCAGATCCTGAACCTACTCAAGCTGAGGAGCCAATCCAGGGCGAATTGCTAGACGGTGAACTGGAATACTAGGAGGACAACATGCAAGAATTACAAGTTATTGATGATAAGAAAATCAATAAAATCTATGAAATGATTACAACTGATGAGCTTACTAGAGAGTCTTTTGAAAAAGACCTCATAGAGGCTACTGAAAAGTACAAGGACTATATTCCTACAGCTAGTACTCTCAAAGACGACAAGGCAAAGCGAGCTGAATTTAATAAGCTAATTGAGTCTAAAAATCGTATCCGTATCGACACTAAAAACTTGCTATCAGAGACGGCTAACACATGGGATAGTTATGCAAAGTCAATTATTGAACCATTTGCAACCGTAGTTAGTGAATTTGATAAAGGTATCAAGGAAATTGAAGAACATCAAAGACAACTAAAAATAGATACGGTTAAGAGTTACATAGCCAACAAATCAGCTGAGTACATGCTGGATCCTCGTCTCTTTGATGAAAAGGCCCTTGAGTATGTCAAGGCTAGCGATTTCATGGCAGACGGCGTGACGCTTAAAAAAGCCACTATGAAGTCACTTGATGACATGGTCACATTTGAGTTTCAGAAACAGCAAGAATTTGAAAAGGCTAAGTCAGCTATTTCAGGGTTATGTGCTGAGTATGGCATGACTGACTCACCGTACATCCGACAACTGAAAGACTTGACTCTTGCTGAGGTCTTTGAACAAATCAAAGCTGACTATGAATTTGAAAAGCAAAAGGAAGAACTCAGACAAGCTCAAGAACGAGCAGAGCAATCTAATCAGGAACTTTTAGCAACTCAACAAACTAAACAGCAAGAACAGGCTCCAAAATCAACGGAAACCCCAAAATTTGACCCAGAGTCAGGCGAAATCTTGGACGGTGGGCAAATCCCTCAAAATGAGCCCAACGCTCTCAGAGGGGCTGAAAACGACCTGAAACGATATAGCCAAAAAATGACTTTGGAAGTGTATTTTGTAGACACAGCCGAAAAAGACCGTTTCAAGGCTGGTCTAAGTCAACTTGGATTTGATTTTAAAAAGAACTATCAAGTCAGCGGTTATCAACGTATTGAGCCACTGACTCAGACTGAACTCAATGAACAATGTGGGTGGTAATTATGGACATCAGAAAAGTATCTGATAGCATTTCAATCTATTCAGACGGCAAGAGATTGCAGGTTATCCACAACCTAGGGGATGAGTTTATCTTAGATTTTGAAATTAAAAATTACAAAACTATAAATATTGATGATCTGAGCCCTCGCATTGTGAGTGAGATTACTCCAATTTTTAAAGTGAGTGGGTACTGCTCACGACGTGGAGAAGATACCCAACGCTTAAAATGGGCCATCCGTCAATTTGAAGACTTTGACGAGTACCTGATCGCCCATCATGACGAACTGGTAGAGTGGTGGCACAATCCAGGAGAGGAGAGGAAAGAAAATGAATGATTTTATCAAAGAGATTGGGATGGCTATCCTATGGATGTTTTTAGGCTACCTCTTGGGAGAGCGTAGCGCTAGAGAGGACAAAACAGATGATCAATAACGTCACACTGGTTGGGAGGCTTGTAGCGCCTCCTGATCTACGAAAAACGCCTAACAATGTATCTAGCTTACAGGGTACACTTGCAGTCAATCGCAATTTCAAGAACGAAAATGGGGACCGTGAGGCTGATTTTATCAGTTTTCAAGCGTGGAGAGGTACAGCTGACATCATTGCTCAGTATTGCAGCAAGGGCTCACTTATTGGCCTCACAGGGCGTTTACAAGTCAGGTCTTACGAGAAAGATGGTCAGCGTAGATATGTAACCGAGGTAGTTGCTGAGAGCGTCGCTCTGCTAGAGAGTCGCAACAGTCAGCAGTCTCAAGGACAAGGCAACACTTTCCAAAATGGAAATAGCTCACCTTTTTCCGATCCTAACCCATTTGACCTCCCAGCTGACGGTTTACCGTTTTAAAAATACTATCGGAGTCTAAATATGAAAAAATCAGATATTAAGCCAGGCGATTTTGTGAAAGTCCTCAATAACGGGGATTTTCACACTATAGTCCAGATAAAAAATGTATATGACAGGTATATAGAAACAAGTCATGGAATTTACAACGCTGAAACACTTGCATGCCGTGTAAATAGGAATTGTGTTATATCAGGGATTGTAAAATGGGAGGACCAGAATGAATTACCACTTTAGGAGGTATCGATGTCAGATAAAAAAATGACCGTTTGGGCATTGTTTGACAGCGGTAATGGTAGCTATACAAAAGGCGTTAAAGCTCTGAATAGTTCGGGGGGGGGCGAACATTGACATCTATCCAATCGGAATAGATATAGAAAACAAGAATGATCATTTTATAAATTTGAACCTTGCTGACTATGGGCGCTTGTTTGGAGACAACACACTTTTTGACAAACTTGACAAGTTGCCAAAGCCTGACTTGATAATAGCTAGCCCACCATGTGAAAGCTGGAGTAATGCTAGTGCTATGTGCGAGGGTAACGCTTGCTGGAAACAAGAAGACCTCTCAGATAGCCTCTTTGCTCCACAAAGGGAGCCTAGCATGTTTACAATCAGGAACGCCTCTGACTACGAGAAAGCTTATATAAATTATCAGTATGACCGTCAATTTATGAAGAGAGTCAATGGGGAGCTTTGTGCTTTCAATACCATTGAGATCATCAAGCGGTATAACCCTAAATATTTCATCATAGAGAACCCAGCAAGTGGGCGCTTGTGGAAATATATTGAGGATGTCATGGATTTCAAGCTCCCACATCTCAATCTCACACGCTACAACAATTATGACTACCCTTTGCAGAAACCCACAAAGTTTGCTAGTAATCTTGATTTAGGTCTTAAAAATGACATTATCAAGCAAGAAATTGAATGGGGAAAATTCTCTAAGTCATACAACGAACGGTCAAACATTCCACAAAACCTAGTAATAGAGATTTTCACTAAGGTTTACAATGAATTTTTACAGGAGAAAGAACATGGCAAGTAAAATCAATGTGACAGAAAATATTGCTATCATCATTGAGAAACAAAAAATAGAGGTCGTTACGACCCTAAACTATGATATGAGCATTAGCTTTGATAACAAAGACGCCGCACCCACACTAGATGAGAATGGTGACCTTTTTGAACCAGTCTACAAGTGCAAAGTCCAGGCAATTCCTAAAAATGATGTATTTTTCACCTCATTAACACGAGCCAAGAGCAACATCAAAACACTACAAGAGGTTAAGAAATTCTTTGAGTTCGTAAATGAAAACAGAGAAAATCTCTTTGAGATGGCAGGATTTAAGGGGGCTCTTGAATGAAATTGACCCTGAACATTGAGCCTAAGCCTCAATCACGGCCAAGATTTGCAAGACGTGGTAGTTTTACCACGACTTATGAAGATAAGGGCATGAAAGCCTGGCGCAATCATTGTCAGCTGCTCATTGCTAATCAGTACATGGGGCAGCCTATTCTTGAGGGAGCTCTGAGGGCAAAGCTTAGATTTTACATCAAGCCTCCTCAGTATATTTCAAAGGTCAAGAAGAACCAACAGGCCCTCCTGGATGAAATCATTCCAGTAGGCAAAAAGCCTGACATTGACAACTACGAAAAAGCCCTTTATGACAGTATGTCAGGGATCGTCTTCCAGGATGACGGTCAGATAGCGCTACATGATGTAGGCAAGTTCTACAGTCTAAATCCACGGATAGAGGTAGAGGTGGAGGTTATGGAACCCCTGAGTATTTAAAGAAATGAGGAGCAGATGGCTGACTACGCATTATATCAGGGTGATGTGTTTGTTACGCTTGGGACATTAGCGCAGATCAGTAGCGAAACAGGAATTACTGAAAGGATGTTAAAGTACTACACTTACACATCACACCAACGACGAAACCCAAACGGTAGGGCCGTTATTAAAATCGAGGAGGAAGATAATGAGAATTAAGACATCAAATGACACGATCATTCACGTCAATAAGTCTCAACGTAGTATCACTATAGAGGGGGTTGAGCTTAGTGGGGATTGTCGTGTTCTGGTTTCAGACAATAAGAACGGAACAGGCACAATTACCCTGATCTTTGACGGAAAAATTATTTAAAGGAGGTGGAGTGATGGAACGACCTGAACGATACCCATCGGGGCACTTCATTCCTGAACTTATTGAAGATGAAGATATTATCTTTAACAAAGATAGCGAATATCACAAGCAGAAGAAAAAAGAAAAGAAAAATCCTATTTTCAAAAGAAATAAGTCCAAAAATAGATGGGCGCTTTGAGGAGATCACAGATTGAAAGTTACAAAAGGTTTTATTCTAGCTATCGATAATTTAAAAATTGATATTATAACAAACTCAGATAATCTAAACAGCTATGAGTTAGGAAATATCAAGAGACACGCAAGAGATCTATATGAATGCCTAGTATGGTTGCAGTATGCTGCGGAGGAGAATGAAAATTGAAACGATTTATCGCAATCTGGATATTATTGTCTGCTGGATTGAATGTCTGGCAGAGTATCCATATTAAGAAATTAGAAGAAAAACGCCCGTTGCTTGTCTATAAAGCGGATAACGCAGGGGCTGAAATCAAAGGCAGAGTCGTCCATAAGGAGAAGATTGGCGAACTCTACACGATCACAATACAGAACTACGGCATTTTCGTAGTCACGCAAACAAGCTACGAAACTTTAAGGATTGGAGACGAGGTGAGGTTATGAGACCGAAATTTAGAGCGTGGGATGGCGCAAAAAAAGAAATGTTCAAAGATACTTTTGCAATAACAGAAAGTGGGCAAGTTGTAGTAGTTGAACAGGAGTTCGTCACAAGCCCTCCAGATTATGTTTTTGTTGATCATCTAGTCATCATGCAATCAACAGGAATTAAAGACAAAAACGGAAAGGAAATCTTTGAGGGGGATATAGTTGATTATAAAGGCAGAAAAGCAATTATCAAATGGCATGGTTCTTACGCAAGTTTTATTTACAGATTTGTAGACGAAATGCAAGAAAGGGTTTCAGAATGGGACCCACTATTTCTAGCTTATCATCACTTTGAAATCATCGGCAATATCTATGAAAATAAAGATATTTTGGAGGAGAAGAAATGAAACCTAAAAAATATCCGTATTCAGGAGCTGCAAAAGCAAAGAAAACAACTAAAGAAGATAAGCCAGAGCTTGTAGTCTTTCCTAATATTTCATTAAGAAAAGACATGCTCAAGCACGTTTTCTCAGTTATCAAAAATCATGATAATACAACTATCATTCATTTCAGATTTTATAAATTTTTCGGAGCGTATGAGGAACGAAAAGCAAAAATCAATTTGAGCTATGAGGAGACTATCAAGATACTCAATAGCTGCTAAAAGAAAAAAGCCAAGACACTCTCTGTCTCAGCTATAATCTCAATAATATTATTATATCACAAAAAGGAGATAGAGAGTGAACAAGGCTAAAGAGCTCTTGAAAGAGCTGCAGGATCTGGACATGGACATTCAAAGCCGTATAGATGAAATCAATGAGCTTGAGGCAGGTTTGCTCTCAAGCCCCCAGTGGACAGACGTCAAAGTCCAAGGCGGACAGACTAGAAAAGTTGATGACGTTTATACTCAGCTTGTAGTGATGAAACAGGCTATAGAACAGGATACTAAAGAGGTTATCAATAGGAAACTTGAATTAGGTAGAATGATCAGCAGGCTTAAAAATCCAAAAAGTAGGTCTGTCCTTAGAATGACTTACATTACTAAGTTGTATGTAGATGATATCTGTGACAAACTAGCTATCAGCAAGAGTTCGTACTATAACATGCGTAAGATGGCTATTGAAGAACTTAGCACAATTTTAGAACATTTGGAATAATTTGGAACGTTCTAAAAAACGTTGCGTAAAGTTAGACAATCTTGATGTGCACTGTAACAATAATCTGTTAGAATGGTAGTATCAAGAATTAAAGCAAAGGCACCTTAGGCAGCGACCTAGAAAAGCTTCTGAAAAACTGCTGGCTTGGGTTACCAGTGGCGATAGAGTAGGATGTTTTAATATCGCAAAAAATGACTACAAAAAATAAAAAAGAAATCAATAATTTCTAATTAACACGCAAGTCCGTAGTCTGCTTGCAGTTGGAACGTAGCTCAAGTGGTAGAGCAGTAGATTTTTAACCTATTGTTGCAGGTTCGAGCCCTGTCGTTCCAATTGTATCTCTGTGAGTAGCTATCACAATAGGGGTACAGGGCGGTAATTAGATTTAGGCTGATTAACCTGTAGGACAGAGAAAAAGTAGCGCTATATAAGGCTCTGGTGGGGGAGGCACCCACTTACCGCATACAGTCACTCTTTGAGTGGCTTTTTTATTTTTCAAAACAAATAAACAGCAGGAGGTTTAGGCTTGGGTAGAGCAAGAGACCCCAACCGAGACAAAGCATTTGAAATCTATTCAGAGCACAATGGGAACATTGAACTGATTGAGATTGCTGAGCGTTTGGGTGTTTCAGCTGGCACTGTCCGAGGTTGGAAAAGTAAAGACAAATGGGAACCTAAAATAAAAGGAACGTTCCAAAAGAAAAATACGGAACGCTCCAAAAAGCCGAGGGGCGCTCCTAAGGGTAGTAAAAACGCTCTGGGGCATGGAGCACCTAAGGGAAACACTAACGCCCTCAAACATGGACTGTTTGCTAAGTATCTACCTCAAGAGGTATATGAGATAGCGCAAGAGCTTTCAGAAAAACAGCCTATTGACATTCTTTGGGAGAATATCACGCTGACCTATGCTAATCTTTTGCATGCTCAGCGCATTCTATATGTGCAGGATGTTGATGATACTACAAGCGTACTTATAGCTACCACGGCAAAAGGTGGAGCAAGCTATGAAATTCATACGTCATGGGATAAGCAGGGCAAGGCCTTAGCTGCAATAGCAAGAGTTCAGACTGAGCTTAGAGGCATGATTAAGACTTATGACGAGCTTACACGCTCTCCACTTGTTACAGAGGAGCAACGCCTTAGAATTGAAAATCTTAAGGCTCAGCTAGGCTCTAATGATGAGGATGACACAGTCATTACTGGATTTACATTTGATAGGAGTGAGTATAATGGCAATACTGAACCTAGCGAAACTGATTAACCCAGTATTTGATGAAGTCCTCTACACACTCAAGAGCCATATAGTGCTCAAGGGTGGCCGTGCCTCTACCAAGTCATCAGTAGTCTCTATTGACCTTGTAAATGACTTTATCAATGATCCTATGGGTAACGTGGTAGTCTTGCGAAAAGTAGGCAAGTACTTGAGAATGTCAGTGTATGAGCAGATAAGATGGGCCATCTATGAGATGGGGCTAGCTAATCAGTTCAAGTTTGGGAAATCTCCCTTACAAATCACCCACAAGAAGACAGGTACAGCCTTTTATTTCTACGGTGTAGACGATCCAATGAAACTCAAATCCCAGAAGATAGCCAAAGGCTATGTAATGGCCGTATGGTTTGAGGAATTGGCTGAGTTTGCAGGCCGTGAGGACATTGATATAGTTGAGGATACTTTCATCCGTCAAGAGCTACCAAACGGCAAAGAGGTCAAAGTCTATTTCACATACAACCCTCCAAAAAATCCTTACGACTGGATAAATGAGTGGGTTGCTGAGAAAGCTAGTGACCCTACTTACATGATACATCACAGCACCTACCTTGATGACAAGCTAGGTTTTTTGTCTAGGCAGATGATTGAGAAGATAGAGCGCTATAAAGAAACTGATCCTGACTATTACAGATGGATGTATTTGGGCGAGGTAATCGGTTTAGGTAATCATGTTTATAACATGAACTATTTTAAGCCGCTAGAAAGCCTCCCTGATGATGACAAAGTGATAGGTATATCATTTGCCCTAGATACAGGACACCAACAGTCAGCGACGGCCTGTGGAGCTTATGGCCTTACTGCCAAGGGTAATGTTATCTTGCTTGATACGTTCTACTATAGTCCAGCTGGCAAGACCATCAAAAAGGCACCTAGTGAGCTCTCTGTGATGATACATGACTTTATAGACAAGGTCATGAAACAGTACAGAGTCCCTAAGCTCAAGATGACCATTGATAGCGCTGAGGGGGCTTTGCGTAACCAGTATTTCAAAGACTATGGTGAGCGCTGGCACCCTGTGGCTAAGAAGAAAAATCAGACTATGATTGATATGGTTACCAGTCTACTAGCTGAGGGGCGTTTCTACTATCTTGACATCCCTGCTAATAGGGTTTTCGTTGAAGAGCATAAGATGTACCGATATGATGACAAATCACTCAACACAGATGACCCCAAAGTCATCAAGGAAGATGACCACACGGTAGACGAGTTCAAGTATTTTGTCCTAGACAACGCTAGAGAGCTAAGACTAAAAGCTTAAAGGAGCTAACAATGGGAATAGTAAAGACTATCAAGAATTTTTTCACAAGGAGCAAGTATGTGATGACAACACAGAACTTAACGAATATCACTGATCACCCTAAAATAGCAGTGTCATCCACAGAGTATGACCGAATAAGGGAAAACCTCAAGTATTATGCAGGACATTATCCACAGATTGACTACATTGACAGCAATGGCACACCTCAAAAACGAGCTTTCAACCATCTACCTATTGGACGTACAGCAGCCAAAAAGATTGCAAGCCTGGTATTTAATGAACAGGCTGAAATTAAGCTAGACGACAAGGACGCTAATAAATTCATTCAGAAACAGCTACAAGATGACAGATTTGTCAAGAACTTTGAGCGTTATCTGGAGAGCGGTTTGGCGCTTGGTGGATTGGCTATGAGGCCATACGTTGATAGAGACAGGATAAGAGTCTCTTTCATTCAAGCGCCTGTCTTTTTGCCTCTGCAAAGTAACACACAGGACGTCTCTAGTGCCGCTATTATCACTAAAACAATCAAGTCAGAGGGGAACAAGCAGAAGTTTTACACACTGATTGAATTGCACGAATGGGGCAAAGATGACAAGTATACAGTCACTAATGAGCTCTACAAGTCTGACAATCAGAATATTGTAGGCGCTAGGGTTCCTCTGTCAGACCTCTATGAGGATCTTGAGGAAGTAGTAGACCTGAACGGCTTGAGTCGTCCACTATTTACTTACTTGAAGACCCCAGGGATGAATAACAAAGATATTAACTCAGCTCTTGGGCTGTCTATCTTTGACAATGCCAAGACTACAATGGACTTTCTTAATACGACCTTTGACGAATTTATGTGGGAGATTAAGATGGGTCAGCGCAGAGTGGCCGTGCCTAGTCAGATGATTAAAGTTGAGTACAATCAAGAGGGCGAGAATGTCACAGTCAAGCGTGAGTTTGAGGCTGGGCGTAATGTCTATGAACAGATTGACTCAGGGGATATGGACAAAGGTATAGGTATTACCGACCTTACAACGCCTATCCGATCGGATGACTATATCAAGGCTATCAATAAGATCCTGGCGATTTTTGAAATGCAGATAGGAGTATCTTCTGGCACGTTCACCTTTGACGGTAAGAGCTTGAAGACAGCTACTGAGGTTGTCAGCGAGAACTCAGACACATACCAGATGAGAAACAGCATTGTCAGCTTGGTAGAGCAGTCTTTAAAAGAGCTCATTATCTCAATGTTAGAGCTAGGCAAGGCTTACGGTCTCTATAAGGGAAACATCCCTGACATGGAGAAAATCAGCATTAACCTTGATGATGGAGTTTTTACAGACCGAAATGCTGAGCTGGACTACTGGGTTAAGGTTGTAAATGCTGGCTTTGCTACGGATGTCATGGCCATTGAAAAGGTACTCAATGTTACGCCTGAAAAAGCTAAAAAAATTAAAGCTGAAATCAGTGGCAATGCTATTGATGAGGCAAGTGGAGAGCGCAGTCTTGAGGATGTATCCACCTATGGAGAGTAGCATGAAAAAACTATTTAGGTTTATTTTGCCACCGCTCAACCCAGCCAAGTTATTTATTAAGTTACCAAACAGGTTTTTGAGGTGGGTATGGTATGACTGAAAAGAAACCAATCAAGCTAAATGATGAGCAGCTAATGCTTGACGCTAGTCAGGTTGCAGACATCTATCATCAGCTAACTCTTGACCTTTTTGACCAGGTAATAGATCGTATCAAAGAGCGTGGCTCTGCTAGCCTTGATGATAACCCTTATATTTGGCAACTTGAGAAAATGAATGAGATGGGCCTACTCAATGAGGACAATGTCAAGCTCATTTCTGACCGTTCAGGTATTGCTGAGGAGCAACTTAGGCATGTTATCCAAAATGAGGGTTACAAAATCTATAAAGACACCAAACAACAGCTTTTAGAGTCGACTGGTGGAGGTGGTTTTGCTGGTAACTCACTCATTCAGACCAATCTAGCTGCTTATGTTAATCAGGCTATGGGAGATATAGACAACCTCATCAATACCACTCTACCAATGAGCGTGAGAAAGGTTTATCAGTCCATAGTCCAGGAGAGCGTGGCTAAGGTTGTCACAGGACTTACTACCTCAGACAAAGCTATCTCTGATACAGTCATGAAATGGGCTGAAAAAGGCTTTTACGGATTTACTGATAGCCAAGGCAAGCATTGGAAAGCTGACACCTACGCTAGGCAAGTTATCAAGTCCACGGCTTGGCGTGTCTATCGTGAGGTCAGAATGGCTCCAGCTGAGGAGTTGGGTATAGATACCTTTTACTATCACAAAAAGGCCACAGCAAGAGAGATGTGCGCCCCTCTGCAACATCAGATAGTAACTACTGGAGTTGCTAGAGAAGTAAATGGAGAGCGTATCCTAGCTTTAACTGATTATGGCTACGGCCATCCCGCTGGCTGTCAGGGGATAAATTGCACTCATGAGATGACACCATACATCCCAGGAGTTAACTACAAGCCTGATTTGCCTGATTATTTAAAAGACCTAACACCTGAGGAGGCTATAGCAAATGCAAACGCTCAGGCTAAACAGAGGGCCCTAGAGAGGTCTATCAGACAGTCTAAGGAATTTCTCCACGTTGCAGAAAAACTAGGTGACCAGGAGCTGATAGACAAGTATAAAAGCAAGGTTAGGATCCAACAGGGAGCCATGAGAGATTATCTCAAACAACACTCTTTCCTACATCGTGATTATGCTAGAGAGAAATACTACTATAATGACGACACTGTAAAAAAACTATACAAAACTATTGACAAACGCTCTAAAAAGGAGTATTCTGAAATACTACAAAATTTAGGAAACAAAGCGCCTAAGTCTTATAGTGATTTCAAAGCCTTAGACCGTGACCAAAAATGGCAACTTAGGCATGATAACCGTGTCATATCTTACCTTAACGGTGATATAATAGAACGACTTAACGACAGACAAAAAGAACAAGCAAAAGAGGCTTATTGGAATTTCAAAAAAGATGGTATTTTATTCGGTGACCATGGTATCGCTAGATATATTGAGAGATTACAACGCAAAAATGGAACAATAAAATACAACTACCAAACTATCCTCAACATGATGAGTCAACCAGTAAATTATATTTCTGATAGGGATGGACGACATGTCAGACATTATAACAGGATTTCTATTTTTACAGAGCCTACCACTGGTGTAGTTGTTACTGTATTTCCACAAAATAAGATTAAGAAAGGATTTACTAAAATTGAATAAAAGCGAAGAAGTTTTAAAAATGTTTGAGCAAGTCCTTGATGAGAAAGTCAGCGTTTGGGATTTCTCTTTTGATTTTGGTGAGTGGTTATCATCAACTAATGGCGATTTACTAGAGGTTGAAAATGAACAATTATTTGACCTGCTAAATGACGATATACTCATGAAGTTAGAAGAATTAAAAAGTTATGAGCTATCTGACAACCGTGAGTGGCTTGAAAAATATCATGAGAAGATCAAGGGAATGATTTGATTTTGTCAGGTGAAACATGAAATAAAAATAAGAGTGTCTAAGGACGCTCTTTTATTTTGCCCTGGAGCATGGCGTAAAACTGTCTTAATTTGTCCATGTGACGTAAAAAAGGAGGAGTTAAGACATGAGTCTTAAACGTGAAATGTTAGTTGAGGCAGGTATCGAGGATAAGTCAGTGATTGACAATATCATGCAAGCGTACGGTGCAGGTATTGAAAATGCCAAGTCACAAGCCAAGTCAGAATTACAAGCCGAAAACGAAACATTAAAACAACAGCTTGAGCAACAGACCCAAGCTATCAATGATTTACAGGCCAAAGAGGGAGCTAGTGCTGAGAGCAAACAACAGCTTGAAGACCTAAAAGCCCAATTTGAGCAGTACAAGCTAGATAGTGAGGCAAACCTTGCTCAGATCACTAAAACAAACGCTGTAGCCCTTGCTTTGAAAGACGTAGGAGCTCACAACTCAGAGGATTTGATGAAATTCATTGACCTAGGCAAGATTGAGCTAGGGGAAGATGGAAAACCTCAACTAGAGGACACAATCAACTCACTCAAAGAGTCAAGCCCTTACCTATTCCAAGCTGAGGACAAGCAGCCTAACCCTAATATCTCTGTGCACGGAAATCCACCAGCAGAAACTGGATACGATCATCTAAGCGCAGAGGACAAAGCCCTATTTGCAGGCTTTGATAGCGTATAAAACCAAAAATAAAGAAAAGAGGAATATTACACATGGTAGTAAATTACGCAGCTAAATTCGCTGAAAAAGTAGATGAGCGCTTTGCTAAAGAGGCCCTATCTACTGGTATTGTTAATCAAGATTTTGATTTTCTTGGAGTTGACACCGTCAAGGTCTACTCTATCCCTACATCAGGAATGAATGACTACAAGACAAATGGACAAAACCGTTACGGTGACGCTGAGGAACTTGGAAATACAGTTCAAACTATGACAATGAAGAAAGATCGCTCTTTCACATTCACGATTGACAAGAAATCTGAACAGGACACAAATGGTGTTATGGAGGCTGGAAAAGCCCTTGCACGTCAGTTGTCAGAAGTCGTTATCCCAGAAGTAGACACTTACCGTTTTGCAACAATCGTAGCTGGTGCAGCGCCTGAACATATTGCAACAGCAGCTGTGACTAAAGAGAATGCTTATGAGGCTGTCCTTGATGGTCAGGTTAAGCTCACTGACGCTCTTGTCCCAACAGCTGGCCGTGTCTTGCATGTGTCACCTAAGTTCTACAAACTCATCAAACTTGACCCAACATTTGTGAAAAATTCTGACCTTGGTCAAGAAATCACTATCAAAGGCCAAGTAGGTATGATTGACGGCTTGCCAGTAGTTTTGACACCTACATCACGCTTGCCACAAAAAGTAGAGTTTATTATCGCTCACCCTGTGGCTACTCCATCTCCTATTAAGTTGGAAGACTACAAGATCCACGACAACCCACCAGGAATTAACGGCAAACTCGTTGAGGGCCGTATCCGTTACGACGCTTTCGTTCTTGACAACAAGAAAAAAGCTATCTACGTTCACAAATCAGCATAAGGAGGCTAGCTAATGGCTAAGAAAAAAGAAGAAACCACAGAGGAAGTTGTGGAAAACCAAGAAGTGACAGAGGAAGTTGTCAAAAAATCTGTTACTTTGACAAAAGATGGGGTTTCTTTTACCCTGTCTGACTCGATCATGATTTCAGCCTTTGAAAATCAAGGATATGAAGTGGAGGAATAAAGTAAATGGCTAAATTTAAAGCGACATCAAACGTTGTCTTTATCGTTGATGACAAAGAGCAAAGCTATGACAAAGATGTAGAGTATGACATGGATGTCAAGACAGCTGAGGCGCTCAACGCCAAAGGTGAAATTACACACCCTGAGCTCAGCCCGTTCTTTGAACGTACTGACAAGGAAGAAAAAGCAGCAAAGGCGGATAAATAACACCGCCTTTTTTAATTGGAGGTGGTTACTATCGCTTATTTAACACAAGATGAATTTAATGATTTTGAATTTGATGAAGTTGAGGAATTTGAAAAACTACTACAGAGGGCAGAGATTGCTATCAACCTCTTTCTTAACAATTTCTACAGCTTTGTAGATTTTGAAAAAGAGATCGGGCACAGAAAGCAAGCTGTCAAGCTGGCTACGGCTTTCCAGGTAGCATATTTGGACGCTAGTGGGATCACTACGGCTGATGATAAGCAATCAGTCTCTACTGTGGTTCTAGGGCGTACTCATATCACCTACAAGAACTCCTCTAGCCAGTCTTTAGAGAGTGCTAGGTATAACTTATCACTTGACGCCTTGAATACTCTGAAATCGGTAGGATTTGGCTTTAGGGGGGTAGGTTATGACAGACATTGATAAACGGTTATTGATTGATACTGTAACAATTCAGAAAACCACAGGAGAAAAAGACGGATGGGGTAAAGAAGTATTTGAGAACCCAGTGACCCTTAGAACTGTTAGGTTTGACAGACAGTATCAAGTGCAAGGCACGAAGAACAACCGCAAAGAGTCCAAGCCTAGCACATTATTTGTGTACCCTAAATATTGCCCTATCATCTTAGACAAGACCTTTGAAAATGCCATTATCAACGACGGAGAACGTGAGTACAGAGTGACCTCTGTGGTTCCTGTCAGTTATCCACACAAACAAAAAGTATTTTGTTACGAAGTGGAGTGTATCTGATGGGAACAGGCGTATCTGTCAAGGTTGATTTAAAGGGCATTGAGAAAAAGGTATCCCCAACAGCGTTAGCAAAAGGGAAGTTAGCAATATCTAGCCAAATGATGACTGACATGAGGCCTTTTATTCCTCGTGATAGTGGTGAGCTTAGTGGAAGTGGGCAGGCGACGAGAAATGGAGTGAAATACCCTGGACCTTATGCCAGAGCTCAATTTTACGGCTCAAGCTATAACAAGGTTAGGACGTTTGTCTTTAAGAAGTACACGACTCCTGGAACAGGCAAGCGGTGGGACTTGAAAGCATCAGCGTTATATCTTGATGATTGGAAGAAGACAGGTCTAAGAGCAATGGGAGTAAAAACATGAATAACAACGATTTTTCAGAAGTCCTCAGAGATTTCATCAACACACTAAACCTCTCTCTGACTTGTAAGCTTGATTACTTATCAGAGGGGGAGGATTTAGTCCTTTACCCTTTGCCTGGTGGGAAGATTTTAAAAGAGTACATGAACGGCAAGCAGGACATCAGTCTTGTCTTTGAGGTGGCAATCAAAACGACTGATCACCAAAAAACAAGCTCTATTTTGTGGGCCATCAATCATGCTCTTGCTGATTTTAATCTGGATCTACCTAGCAAAAACAATTCATATCAATTCAGAGGCCTTGAAGTATCACAGCCATTCCTAAATGACCGTGATGAGCAAGGCTTTTATATTTACATGTTAGATGTAACGGCAAAATTAGAAACAAATGGAGGGAACTAAATGCCAAAAATGAAAAACGCCAAGCGCAAACACTTTCTTGCGCCATGGTTACCAACAGCACCAGCTACTGAGCCAAGTAATGACGCCTGGAAATGGCTTGCGGACGGAGTAACAACCGCTGAGGCCGAAAACGACGAGGAGACAGATGACATTGCATACTACAACGGTGATGGCACCAAAAAAACTGTAGTAACATCTGTCAAAAATGGATACAGCTTTGAGGGTGACTACATCAAAGAGGACGCAGCTCAGGCTATTGTCGCAGGTATGCGCTTTAAAACTGGAGATGACCGTAATGTCTGGCTTAAAGTAGTAGAGTCTGACGGTAAAACTCAATACGTCGGAGTCGCTACTGTCTCAGGTATCAAAATCGGAGGCGGAGAGGCCTCTGACTATGAGGGCTTTGAGGCAACTATCAGCTGGAATGCAGCACCTAAACAGTCTGCCGTAGTCGTTTGATGATTTGATCTAGGGGAGTGAACAGGCTCCCCTTTTTATTTTTGACTTAAAAATTAGTAGGAGAAAAAACAAATGGTAGTAATTAAAAAACGTGATAATGTCATCCCTGTTGACTTTGGAGAGTTCAAACTTGAATTTGTAGCCAATGACAAAAACATCAACAAAATGGAGTCAGTAGGAAAAATGCTCAAAAAAGAGGGCGAAAAACTAGCTAAGACAGAGGATAGTAAGGCCTTTGAAACGTTACAAGACTTAGTCAAAGACTCTTGGACAGAGCTGTTTGACAAAGAGGCGTTTGACAAGGTCTATGATTTCTCTAACGGTTCAACTGTCGATACTATGGCTTACTTGCTTGAGGCTATCACAGGGGTCATCTCAGAATGGGAGAAACGTAACAACACAGACGCTCTCAAAAAGTATCTAGGTGACTGACCATGCTGGACCTATCAAGGAAATTGACAGATGAGTTAGTCCTTGGTGATGATGTGTATCCAATGAATATCGCTTTTAACAAGGTCTTGAAAGTGGTGGAGCTGATCAATGATGATGACATTGACGAGCTTTACAAACCTTTTCTGGCCATTCAAATCTTGACTGGTGTAGATTTTACTCAGGCTTTAACTCCTGAACAAGCTACAGCAATCTTTAAGATGATTTTTGAGGAGCATATCAGAATTATTCCAGCTAAAGACACAGCACCAGTGCTAGACCTAGCAGGAAACCCAATCAAAAGCAAAATACGCTCCAGGAGCCAATCTGAGGGAGGAGATCGTCTCTTTAGCTTGAAGTACGACGCTGAGTATATTTACTCATCATTTCTCCAAGCTTATGGGATTGACCTCATAGACGCTCAGAACAGCCTACACTGGAAGAAGTTCAACGCTTTACTCAATGGCTTGCCTAGTGATACTAAATTTGCTGAGGTGCTGAAAATACGCTCTTACAAACCCCAAAAGGGGGACAGTAAGCAGTACAAGGAGAACATGAAGAAACTCAAAAAAGAGTATGCTCTACCTGATGAATTTGACTACTAATTTTAGAAAGGAGGTACACAATGGCAGATGGTTCAGTTACTATCAAGGTTGACATGGATGGATCCAATGCTCAGGCTGGAGTCAACAAACTCAAGTCACTTTTTGGAGGCCTTGAGAGTGCAGGGCAAAAAGTAGGCTCAGTATTCAAGTCAGTCCTAGGAGCTAATTTGATTGGCTCAGCCCTTACCGCAGGGATTGGGACTATAACAAGTGGTATCCGTGAAATGGCCTCTGAGCTCAACAGTTCACAGAAAGCCTGGAAAACTTTTGAGGGGAACCTCCAAGCCTTTGGACGATCAGCTGAGGAAATCAAGGCAGCTAAGACCGAAATGCAAGACTTTGCAACCAAGACCATCTACTCAGCCTCTGATATGGCTAGTACTTACTCACAGCTTGACGCTGTAGGAACTAAGAATGTTGGTAGTCTAGTTAAGGCATTTGGTGGACTTGCAGCCTCTGCTGAAAACCCAGCTCAAGCCATGAAATCACTGTCAACTCAGGCAACACAGATGGCAAGCAAGCCTAAAATCGCCTGGATGGACTTTAAAATCATGATGGAGCAAGCTCCTGCTGGTATGGCAGCCGTCGCAAAAGAGATGGGAATGTCTACGGCTGATCTTGTAAAAGCTGTGCAAGATGGGAAAGTTAAGACTGAGGATTTCTTTGACGCTATGAACAAAGCAGGTAACTCAGACGCTTTCCAAAAAATGGCCACAGAATTTAAAACGGTTGACCAGGCCATAGATGGAGCAAAGGAAAGTCTCTCTAATAAACTCATGCCAGCCTTTGAGAAACTTAACAAGTTTGGAATTAAGGCGGTCAATGCAGTTTCAGACGCTTTAGAAAAAATCAATTTTGATAGTTTGGCAGACAAATTAGGAGGATTTTTAGAAAGTATCAACATTGATGGCATTATTTCAAATGTCAACACATCAATCTCTAATTTTGTTGGTAAAATTAAAACTTTCTGGCAAGCATTCTCAAACACTGGGGCAGTTAGTGCTTTTATTAGCGCCATTAAGAGTGTTGCTGGGGCTCTAAAAAATGTCTGGGATAGTTTAACTACATCAGAGGTCTTGTCAACTCTAGGAAGTGTATTAGGCAATATTGTCAAATGGCTTTCACAGGCTGCTACAGTAGCTGGTAACTTTATCAGCTCATTGCCTACTGGGGTCATTCAAGCAATCACTGTAGGTTTACTTGGTTTAGTTGCAGGTTTTAAAACCTTTAATTTCTTAAAATCTTTCAATCCATTTAGCTTATTTAAGAAAAATGCGATGACTGGAGTCAGTGGGGTTACCTCAGCTGTCAGATCAACTAGTGCAAGCGTGGTCTCAATTATCCGCAGTCTTGGACAAAGTGTAGCCATTATAGCTAAAGGAATTGGCGAGGGCGTAGGAGCTACTTTTCGTGGAATTGCTAAAGGTTTGTCAATGGTAAATCCTTTAACTATCGCAGCATTAGCTGTACCTATTTTGGCTCTTGGAGCAGCATTAGCTTTGATGGGAACTCAAGGCCAAGGTCTAGCGACTATTTTGCAAGCTATCGGTGATGTGGTGGTCAGTGTAGGTACAGCCATAGGTACTATCCTAAACATGGCTCTACAAAGTTTAGCTCAAGCCCTTGTAATTATAGCCCCTGTACTTCCTACAATCGCCTCAGCTTTTGCTCAACTATCGCCTTTGATTACTGCTGCAGGCGTTGCAATTAGCATGATAATTAGTTCTATGAGCGGGCTAGCTCCAGTGATTACAGCGTTAGGATCAGCTATAAGCGGAATCGTGACCGCTATTAGTTCAGGCGTTGCTGAAATCGCTACAGCCGTCACTCCTATTGTAGAAATAATTTCAAACGCTTTCGTCCAAGTTGTAACAGTTGTGTCTGGAGCGATTGTACAAATCGTTGAGGCTTTAGCCCCATTCATGCCAGCTGTTTCTGAAATGGTTCAGGCATTAGCTCCTGTACTACAGTCTTTAGTTGAAGCGTTTAATAATCTGATCAATCAAGTCAGCCCTATTATTGACAGCTTGACTAACTTGCTCAAAACATTTGGGGAACAAGTCAGCTCAATATTAGAGAGTGCTGGTAGTGTAGTTGAGTCTTTTGGCTCTACTATTCGTAATGTGCTTGACGGTGTAGCTGGTATCTTTGATAGTATCGGGAATGCTGCTAAAAATGCTGGTCAAGGCGTGAAGTTGATGGCTGAAGGCATTCAAATCCTCGTAGGTCTCAATTTAGCTGACCTTGCAGGGACTTTGACGGTTGTTTCAGCAGGTCTTACTGCTATTGCTAACTCTGGTATCGCTACGGCTGGTCCTGGATTGCAACAAGCAGGAACTGGATTGATGTTGATAGCTACATCTGCTCAACTTGCAAGTGTAGCTATGCAGTCACTACCTACGGTTTTGACATCTTTGAGCACTAGCCTTAGTACACTACCTGAGACAATGACAATGGCAAGTACAGCCATGAGCACCTTTGCTACATCAGTCATGAGCTCATTTGCGAGCCTTGGGGGCTCTGTGGCAAGCGTAACGGCTCTACAAGTAGGGTTGATGTCTCTAGCTAATGCAATGATGATGGCTCAAAGTGGGGCCTCTATGATGGCCTCTACATTGTCGATGATTAACTCATCAGCGACATCAGCCTCATCAGCTATGTCTCAACTCGCCTCAAGTATCAGCTCAGCAATGACTCAGGCTCTATCATCTGTGCAAGCAAGCATGCAACAGATGGTCTCTGTGGTCATGCAATCAGCAACTCAGATGACACAAGCTGGCCAACAGGCAGGGCGTGGGATTTCTAACGGAGTTACTAACGGTATTCGTTCAGGGATTGGATCGGCAACGGCTGCAATGTCAGCTATGTTAAGCTCAATCCGCTCTACAGCTATGTCAGGGGTAAGCTCTATGCGATACGCAGGGAGCATGATCGGCCAAGGTTTGGCGCAAGGTATGTACTCAGCACTTGGGGCTGTTACTGCAGCAGCTAATGCGCTTGTCGCCCAAGCTGAGAGAGCAGCGCAAGCTAAGGCTAAGATCCATAGTCCGTCACGACTATTTAGAGACAATGTAGGTAGATACATTGCTCAAGGTATTGCCGTAGGTATTGAACAGAATAGCTCTGATGTGGTTGATAGTCTGGCATACGTTCAGAAAGAGATGTCAGCGTTCAAATTTGGCGCTGAGGACTTGCTAGGTTTAGGGAAACATACTGTATCTAGTCAGTTTAGACTCAAATCACTCACAGAACGAGCAGAAACAAGCCAAATCGAGGTTATTCGTGACCAGGCTGACAAAGTCCTAACTAGAGCTCTTGAAGTGGCTGAGGAGGCTGTCAAGCGCCCTGTGAACATGGTACTAGATGACGGCACTCTGGTTGCTAAAATCGGAGACCCAATGACTAACTATCAAAACGATAAGTTAATGATTGATAACATGATGAGAGGTATTATCTAATGAATAATGACACAATCACAATCAATGGATTTGACCTCTCTGAGGTTATTGACATTATAGACATCATCCGTCCAGTAGGAAATGAGCGCCAAGTTGTCACAAATGACGCTCCACTTGTCGGAGTTAATCTCCAAGAAGTGCGAACAGGCGCCAAAACCATCAAAGTCAAGTTTGCTATGCAATATGGCAACGGCATGACACTTGAAACGGCTAAGCACAAACTAGCTGGCATTTTTAACACCTCAGAGGCTGTCAAAATAGTCATTTCAGACGAGCCTGACAAGTATTATATGGGACTTGTCGTTGGATCTGTGGATGTCGACAACGTGGCTAGATGGTTCCAGAAGGGCGAGTTTGAAATCTTGGTACCTGACGGAGTCGCTCATAGTTCGACTTATAGACGGTTTGACAATGGTCAAGAATTGCGTGACAAGGTTGTTTTTGACCTCGTCAATAATGGCAACGTCGAGGCCTTTCCAATTGTGACGGTCAAACACAATGCTGAGAATGGCTACATCGGTCTTGTAAATACCAGCGGAGCCTTTGAAGCTGGAGACCGTGAGGAAACCGACACAGGTATCGTCAAGCGCTCTGAGGTCTTGATTGACTTTAGAGGGGATAGGATCTCAGATGCTTTCAATAGAGCGGTCAAAAACAGAGCAATCACGAACGATAACGGGGAAACTGTGACAGGAGTGTCTGAATTGACTACTCTTTGGGATAAGAAACACATCAAACTGCGAGACCAAGCCACGCCTGGCAAGTACGGGAACTATGCGACAGGGCTTTCCTGGGACATTCCAACAGATAGCGCTGGAGGTGTAGGCTCACTCAATGATTATCTATTCTGTAAGCAGGTATTTCAGTCAAATGGTGCTGATCAGTACGGCTTTATCAAGATAACCGTATCAGACACTAGTGGTCAATTTTTGTATGGTGTCGAAACATTCAAACGCTCTAAAGGGCAAGAATGCGAGTTCAACGTTTTTGGTTCAGACGGCAAAGGGAAGTATAACTTTTTGAAATGTTTCACTTTTACTGGATCCGACGACAAAAACAAAAATCCATTTGTGCCAGCAAGAGGCCAGTTTGAACTTAGGCGAAACGCAGAGCGAGTCCAAATCTACTATAATGGCTCGTATTATAGCTTTGTCATTCCTGAAATCAAGGATAGAAAATCAGCTAAAATCCATGTGACCTTAGGAGCTTATCACGATAAACCTATGGTGTCGAATATGTACGTTGATGAGTTGATGTTTCGTAAGGACTTTGTGCCATTTATTGGAGATGTACCTAATCGGTACCCTATCGGCTCTAATCTCATTGTTAATAGTGAGACGGACTCAGTAACGCTTGACGGAATTGAGAGGACAGTAGACGTCGTTGACGGCTCGCACTGGTTGACTATCCCTCCAGGCAATAGCCGATTGGAAGTCTATTGCTCAAGTTGGATTAAGGCCAAGCCTACTATCAAAGTGGAGTTTGAAGAGAGGTATTTGTAATGTTATTAACAATTCACGACTCAAACTTGAGGAAAGTGGCATTCATCGACAATAACAAGCAAGGGACATTGAACTATTTCAATGATACCTGGACACGATACCTCGAGACAGGATCCAGCGTCTTTGACTTTACGGTCTTTAAAAAGGCCATTATCTCAGACATCGGGCAGAAAAGAGCCTACAATACTCTAAACGAGAAGGCTTTTGTGTCTTTTCACTACAAAGGCAAGACCTACTTACACACAATCCGAAAAGTCGAGGAAAATGAGAAAGTTATCAAGTGTTACAGTATCAACCTAAACCTTGAGCTTATCAATGAGTACTCTATCCCTTACAAGTCACCTAAGGCTATGAGTTTTAAAGAGTTTTGCGAGGAGATGGATTTGCTCAACTTTACTTTCTTAAAAATCGGTATTAATGAAGTATCAGACAAGAAGATTTCAGCTGAGTGGGAGGGCACAGACACCAAACTCAATAGACTACTTAGTCTAGCTAATAAATTTGGCGCAGAAATTGAATTTGATACACGTCTCAACGCTGACAGCTCCATCAAGTCATTTACAGTCAATGTCTATCATGAGCACGACGATAGTCACCAGGGAGTAGGTCAAATCAGCCCTACTGTTTTGAGGTATGGTAAGAACTTAAAAACCATTACTCGCACGATTGATAAGACCAGGATCTACAACACTGTAGTACCTACTGGTAAGGACGAACACGGCAATGTTATTGACATCAGCGGACTTGGTCCTTGGTCGGTCAATAACGAAAAAGGCGAGCGTGAGTTCTATCAGTCAGGAGCTGCACTATATGCGCCTCTTTCAATGCAGATGTATCCGAGTACTTTCACACATTCAACAGGTGACCGTGACCAGTGGACTCGTAAGGATATGACGGTAGAGAGTTCAAATCCTGAGGTCATCCGATCAGCAGCCTACCGCGAGCTCAAAAAGAACTGTTACCCAGCAGTCACTTACGAGGCTGAGGGATTTGCTGATTTAGACATCGGAGATACAGTCAAAGTCTATGATGACGGCTTTAACCCTGCTCTATTGCTTGAGATGAGGGTATCTGAGCAAGTCATCAGTTTTACCAATCCGAAGAATAACAAGACCACTTTCTCAAATGCTAAGGCGCTTGAAAATCGTCTATCTCAAGGCATTCAGCAACAGCTAGACAGGATGATAGAGGACGCTAAGCCTTACACTATCAATCTAACTACAGACAACGGTATAGCTTTTAAGAATGGCCAAGGTCAGACGATTGTGACTCCTACTTTGATGAAAGGTAACAAGGTTATCAATAGCGGATGGCGTTGGGTTGTGGATGGTGTAATCAAAGCCACAAGCCCTAGTTATATTGTCCGAGCCTCGGACATCAATCAAAAAATGGTATTGACGGTTTCGGCTTGGATTGATAACAAAGAGGTAGCGTCTGATCAGTTGACTCTTATCAATACGTCTGATGGCCTCAAAGGTCAAAAAGGGGATACAGGCCCGAAAGGTGACCCTGGACCACAGGGAGCAATAGGTCCCAAAGGTGAAAGAGGAGAAAAAGGCGAAAAGGGTGACCGTGGAGAACGTGGTTTACAAGGACTCCAAGGCTTGCAAGGCGTAAAGGGTGACCAAGGTATCCCTGGACCTAAAGGAGCTGACGGTCGTACACAATACACTCACATTGCCTACGCCGATACTATCTCAGGTGGTGGATTTAGCCAAACTAACGCTGACAAGGCTTATATAGGGGTCTATGTTGATTTTAACCCAACAGATAGCAAAAACCCTGCTGATTATCGCTGGACGAGATGGAGAGGTTCAGATGGCTTAAACGGTAAGGACGGCCCTCAAGGTATTCCAGGTAAGCCTGGAGCAGATGGACGGACTCCATACTTTCATAGGGCATGGGCTAACTCCGCTGACGGTCGTGATGGCTTTAGCACCTCTGATAGTACTAACAAGCGCTATTTAGGTACACTAACGGATTTCACTGAGGCGGATAGTCAGAATCCTGCAAGCTATAAGTGGACAGCTTTATTCGGGACAACAGAGCAATCAGGAAATATTTTACTTGATTCAAATGCTGGGTGGAGAAATAAACATCAGCAAGATTTTGTCTTGGCTGAACCCTTAAAAGCAGGCAAACAGTACACATTAAGCGCTAGGTGGTGGAGGAGTGATAACAGCACGCTTAGCTTTGGGATTCGTGAAAATCCTAGCGATAGCTGGCAGTGGATAAGTCTAGCATATAGCTTTGAGTTGGATGTTTGGACTGCAACTTTTACCTCTAATAAAAACCTTAACGCTGGAGATGTTGTATCATCCTTTACTGTAGAGCTTGAGGGAGTGGGTAATGCTGATTGGGCCGTTTTAACGGTCGGTTCTATACCGATGACGAGCTGGCAACCTCACTGGTCAGAAACTCAAAAACAGTTAGATTCTAAAGCCGATCAAGGGCTAACTCAGGAGCAACTCAACGCTCTAAATGAGAAAGCTGGAATTATCCAGGCTGAGCTTGAGGCTAAAGCTAGCGCTGACACACTTGATAATTGGATAAAGGCTTACAAGGACTTTGTCCAATCTAACGAGACCGCAAGGGCGCAAGCTGAGAAAGATTTGATTTCAGCTAGTCAGCGTGTCTCTAACATTGCCAAAGATTTGGGAGAATTGTCTGACCGCTGGAATTTCATCGATACCTACATGAGCTCATCAAATGAGGGGCTTGTGATTGGTAAGAATGATGGCTCATCCAGTATGTTATTCAGTCCAAATGGACGGATTTCAATGTATTCAGCAGGGGTTGAGGTTATGTATATTTCTCAAGGGGTTATCCACATTGAGAATGGTATCTTTTCTAAAACCATCCAAATTGGGCGTTTTAGAGAGGAACAGTATCACATCAATCCTGACATGAATGTCATCAGGTATGTAGGGTAGAAAGGAGTAATATGGCTAAATTTAGTAGCTCAAGTGGGAGCTTGTATCTCAATGTATATGTAGAGCAAGGCTCTCAGAGTATCACAGCTAACACCTCAACCGTCAACTGGAGGATGACAGTTAGCCGTACAGGAGCTTATTATACTCACAATAAGCAGGGAGATAGTACGCTCTCTCTCAATCTTGATGGTCAAAATGTGCATTACAGTTACCCAACATGGGAGACATCAGGCGAGGAGTACACGCTGGCTAGTGGCTCAAGTACAATCAGCCACAATGCGGATGGAACTAAGACACTCCCTATCTCTTGTACGTTTAATCCAAACAACGGCCTACATGGGACTATCACAGTATCAGCCAGTCTCAGCCTGACAACTATACCACGCTCTAGCTCTGTAAGCGTGAGCCCTGGAGTTATTGGTAGTTCAGTTACTATCAATATTAACCGTCAAAGTTCAAGTTTCAAGCATACAGTGCGCTATTCATGGGCAGGTAAGTCAGAGACGATTGCAACAAATGTAGACACATCTACTAGCTGGACGATCCCTCTTGACTTTGCAAGCGACATCCCAAACTCAGCAAGCGGTACAGGGACAATCTATGTAGATACCTATTCAGGATCTACTAAGACGGGAACACAGTCAACAACCTTGACGGCTAGTGTACCAGCAAATGTCAAGCCTACATTCTCAGGGGTTACTCTATCAGACTTGAATGGTGCTGCTCAGAACCTTATCCCAAACGGAAACACGTTCATTCAGGTCATCTCTAACATCAAAGTAGCTTTTAATGGCGCGGTCGGCTCCTACGGCTCGTCCATCACTGGATACTATGCCGAAATCGTCGGCAAAAACCAGTCCACAAGCTCAAATGGTGGAAGTCTTGGCATTATGAATTATCACGGCACAATCAAAATCAGAGCGAGCGTCTCAGATAGCCGTGGGAGATGGTCAGACGCTAGAGAGGTGTCTGTAACAGTGCTTGAGTATTTTGCTCCAGCATTGAGCTTTAGCATTGCTAGAACGGGTTCAACCTCTAGCACCCTAACAGTCACACGAAATGCCAAAATCGCCCCTCTGACCGTCTCAGGAAGTCAAAAGAACTCAATGACTTTGACTTTCAAGGTGGCCAAGCTAGGTACTAATTCCTTTACGGTTGATAATGGACCAGCTACTGGATCCTGGACAAGTATCTCAAGTCTAGTCAATTCACAGGCTAATCTTGCAGGCAATTATCTTGCCAATCAGTCGTGGGTGGTCATCGGTATCCTTGAGGACAAATTCACTCGTACTGAGTTCATGGTCAACGTTGCCACGGAGAGCGTGGTCTTGTCTTATGACAGGTCAGGCGTTGGAGTAAACAAAATCCGTGAGCGTGGTGCTTTGGACGTCAAAGGAGACATCTACGCTAATGACCAGCCTGTTCAACAGTATCAGCTATCCTCAAATGCTGGAGGGCCTCTATGGTTCGATGGTAAGCCTAATGTGACTAATGCCAATCTACTAGATCGGCCTGGTCAGTATTATATAGCTAATAATGCAAAAGGAAACCCTAGCGGACAGTGGGGCTACCTGTTTCATTACAGTAACTACGGAAAGAACACAGATGGGTATAAAGAGGCTATCCAGCTCTTTTATGGGAATAACGGGCAAGTCTATTTCAGACATCACAGATGGTCTAAGACTATTGATGATTGGGAGGATTGGAAAGAGTACGCTACAAAGGATGACTTGCAGAAAATTGCTACAAGAAAGATTGAGCTAGGCTGGTTTATCTTTGGTAATGTTACTAGAAACGGTAATCTTGTTACAATTTCAACTGAAAGAAAAATCGCAGACATTGCCACAATTTCAGACTATCGAGAAGTCAAAGAAACAATACCAGCTGGATTTAGACCAGCTCAAGAGGTTGACTTGGTTTTACAAGGATTGTCTGACTCAACTGTAACAGGTACGGCTATTTTACACCTTGCCTCAGATGGTAAAATCCGTCTAACCAGCAAATCACCGGGCAATAAATATTGGACAGGTACAGTCACTTACATTACAAACGACACTTATCCTTAAAAGCGTAAAAAAACCTACATTAAATAGAAGATAATAATTTCAAAAGGAGGAAATATATGAAGTTAGAATACGGCACAAAATCTTTAGAATATGATGGTAGTGGTTCGGTATCGTCAACCAAAGTCACACTAGTGAACTCAGCAGGGGCGAATGTACCGGTATTCTTGCCGGCGGATAAAATCGGTTTATCCAATACAGAATTGTTTGACCTTGCCCTTGATGTAATCTATCAAGAAAATTTCCCACAACGTGCTGAAAATGAGAAATTTAACCAGGTAGAGGCGCAGTTACAACAAAATAAGGAAATGACTGTCAAGATGGAACAAGCGACAACTGAAAACAAAGAAAACCTTGACACGGTTTCAGCTATCACTGAGGTCTTGATTGCTCTGGCAATCGGCCAAAATGGCGGTATGCCTACCCACACTTATGGCAAGGTGGCAGCATTCATCAAGCCACTTGTAAAGAGTACACGCTACTCAAACGGCGACATCATCTCAGATGCTTATCCTTTTGATACCAATCCGAAATGGCCAAAGGGCACAAAAACTATCTTCAAGTTTCAAATGCAACAGTCTGAGGGCTACACATACAAAGAGCAATCACTTGCTGAAATGCTTCAGCAAGGTGTCTTGACCGTGGTCATGCCTCGTATTAATTAGACAAGGAGGAGGTTATGGCATGGGTTGATATAATCGAAAAAATAATAAATGCCTTGACAAACCCTACAACGATTGGGGCAGTTGTCGCTGGTTGGTTTGGGGTTCGGACAATAAAGGCTGGAAATCTGAATAAGGAACAGTTTCATGAGCTAAAAGATGAGCTAGGCACTATCCAATCATCAGTCAATGACATCCGAGTAGTCGGAGAGGATAATAACAGAAAAATAAGCGAGGTCAACGATAAGCTAGTAGTACATGATGAGGCTCATCTAGTCACAATGTATCTGAGACTAGAGAGGGACATGACTACAGCTATTAACCGTGGATATACAACAGTCCATGAATCAGATATCGTGCATAAAATGCACGGCAGCTACAAGAAACTAGGAGGCAACGGATACATCGATAGCCTCTACAGTAAATACACACAATTAGAAGTGAGGAATTAAAAATGGATAAAATTAACTGGAAATTAAGACTACAGAACAAGGTCACTCTTATCGCTCTATTGGGAGCTATCTTTTTGATGGCTCAGCAGTTTGGCCTTGAAATTCCAAAGAACATTCAGGACGGTGTGAACACGTTTGTTTATATCCTTGTATTGCTCGGAGTGGTTACTGATCCAACGACTGCTGGATTAACTGACAGCGAGCGAGCGCTTGAATACTACGAGCCTAAGAAAGACTAGATAGAGTAAGCCTTATGGCTTCCTTTTCTTTTGGTAAGAAAGGAAAATAAAAATGGTTAAAATTATCAATACAAATGTATTCAATGGAATTGCGGGTGCACGACCTACCGAAAAGCCAAAATACTACATCATGCACAATGATGCAGGCTCTATGAGTGCTGAAAGCTATGTGAATTGGTTGCAATCTCGATATGATAATGGACAGTCAGAGCTTGGCTTTGCTCATTACTACATCACTCGTGATGCAATCGCTCGTGTTGAAGATACTTACAATGGCACCTGGAGCGCTGCGAACTATGATGCTAACATGAACTCTCTTAGCTACGAAGTGTGCCAGCAGTTGAGCGCATCAGATGCCGAGTTTATCGAAAATGAAAACATGGTATTGCGCCAAATGGCCGAGGATATGACTTATTACGGTGATACTCCTAACTACTCTAATATCAAGTTTCATAATGAATTTTCAAGCACCTCATGCCCTGCTCGTTCCCTTAAATTGCACGGCGGTTACAATGACAGCTTGCGTGACTATGTGATTGCTAAAATTAAGCATTATCAAAGTCTAGGCTCAACCGTCCAAGAAATGCTCGATAATGAGGGCAATCAAGAGGGCTGGAAGAAAAATGCGACTGGCTGGTGGTACGTCAATTCAGACGGCACTTATCCGAAAAACAAGTGGCAAAAAATCAACGGTGTCTATTACTATTTCGACCAAAACGGCTACATGAAAGCTAACACATGGTACGATCACACAGACGGATATTGGTACTATTTGCTCCCAAGTGGCGCCATGGCGACTGGCTGGGCGCTCATTGCAAATAAATGGTACTATTTCAAAGAAACTGGAGCAATGGCCACTGGATGGGTCAAATATAAAGACCACTGGTACTACCTCGATGCCAAGGATGGCGACATGAAATCCAAGCAGTTCATCAAATCAGCAGATGGTACAGGTTGGTACTACCTCAAACCAGACGGCAGCATGGCAGACAAGCCAGAGTTTACTGTCGAGCCTGACGGGCTCATTACTACTAAATAAAAATAGAAAGACTTTCAAAATTTAATTACACTAAAACCGCTCAGTTTTTGAGCGGTCTTTTTTTGTTTGTCTGAAAGTAGTTTCAGAATTTAAAAAATAATGATTTTTTCACGAATAGATAAGTAAGGAGGAAGAAAACATGAACATTTTGAAGGTTAAACTTGCGAGTATAGAGCAGACCGATTTGGGATTTGAACATTGGGTAAATGTTACTTACACGGTGCCAATTTTAAAAAATGAGTACACGGTCAAGTTGTTGCTTTTGATGGAATGCAAGATAGAGGACCAGGAAGTCATCGAGTACCTGGTATCGACTTGGAAGTATCGTGATCTCGTGTTGCATTCATTGCAGATGTATGAGATGGAAAAAAACAATAATTTTACTATCATTGATTGAAATGTTAGTGGTGTTGCTTATCATTAGCGTCCTACTTTTGCTGTTTGTGCCAAATCTTACCAAGCAAAAGGATGCAGTCAATGATAAGGGGAAAGCAGCTGTCGTCAAGGTGGTAGAAAGCCAAGCAGAACTCTATAGTCTGGATAAAAATGAAGATGCTAGTCTAGGTAAATTACAGGCAGATGGACG